ATCTCTGCGGGACAGAGCTTTCTGTTTTTCTGAGCAAGGTACAGGCAAGACCGCCAGCGTAATTTGGGCAGCCGACTACCTTATGAAGCTCAAGAAGATAAAGCGCGTATTAGTTCTGTGTCCGCTTTCAATCATGAGAGCCGCATGGCAGCAAGACCTGTTTAAGTTTGCTATGCATCGAAGCTGCGACGTTGCGCACGGTACGGCAAAACAAAGAGCCAAAGTAATTCAATCAGATTGTGAGTTCGTAGTTATAAATTATGACGGGGTCAAAGTCGTATTGGATGATTTGATTGCTGCGCAGTTTGACTTAATTGTTGTTGACGAAGCGAACGCATACAAGAATGCCCAGACAGATCGTTGGAAGACCTTAAACAAGTTAGTTAAATCAAATAACCCAAGGTTGTGGATGCTGACGGGAACACCAGCGGCTCAGTCTCCGGTCGATGCATTCGGGTTAGCCAAGTTAGTAAACCCCAACGGTTGTCCCCAATACTTTACGGCCTTTCGAGATCGAGTGATGTACAAAGTTACGCAATACAAGTGGACACCAAAACCAGATGCAACAGCCTACGTGCACAACGTTCTGCAACCTGCGATCCGCTTTAGCAAAGAAGAGTGTCTCGATCTGCCTGAGGTGACCTATATAGAGCGAGAGGCACCGCTAACCCCACAGCAGGCCAGCTATTACAAACGACTACAAGAGACTATGGCTATCGAAGCGGCGGGAGAAAAAATATCAGCCGTAAACGCAGCGACAAACCTCAACAAGCTTTTGCAGATTAGCGGCGGCGCAGCCTACACCGATACGCGAGAGGTTGTAGAATTCGATGTATCGAACCGAATCAAGGTTGTGCAAGAGGTCATCGATGAAGCGCGAAATAAGGTGTTAGTCTTTGTCCCGTTTACGCACACTATACAACTACTGGAAGACAGACTTTCTAGAGCCGGTATTTCCAACGCCATAATTTCCGGTTCTGTCAATGCGAACAAGCGCTTTGAGTTAGTGCAACAGTTTCAGAATACGGATGACCCACAAGTTCTACTTATACAGCCACAAGCGGCATCGCACGGTCTCACTCTGACGGCGGCTGACACTATTATATGGTACTCGCCCGTGACCAGCGTAGAGACATATCTACAAGCCAACGCCCGTATTGATAGGCACGGCCAGAAGAATAAGATGACGGTTATACATATCAAGGGAAGCCCTGTTGAGGCACGGCTGTATAAGATGCTTCAAAGCCGCATAACGAGCCATGAACAACTCGTAGATTTATATCGACAAGAGCTAGAGCAACCTACTTGACAAACGTAAAAGCTTTGAATATGTCAAAGTTATCGAGCACGTAACGAGGAGAAAAATTACATGTCTCAGACAAACGCTGAAGATCTTGTTCGTCAGTACCGTGAACTTCGTGAACAGAAAGCGGAATACACGAAAGACTACAAGACAAAGGTAGCAGTTGTCGATGAAGAGTTAGAGCGGGTCTCCGCCGAGCTACTTGGCATCTGCAATGCGCATAGTATTGAAAGTCTTCGCACGGATGCGGGTACAGCTATGCGTCGCACTGTAACTAAATACTGGACTAGTGATTGGGAGCGGATGTACGAGTTCATTCGTACTCATGACGCTTTTCATTTGCTAGAGCAACGTGTGCACAGTAAGCACATGGAAGACTTTTTAGAAGAAAATCCAGACTTGATGCCTATCGGCTTAAACATCGATAGGAAGTTCGTAATTTCCGTACGTAAACCCACTAAGAAGTAGAGGACACATTCATGAGTAATTTGACTATCTTTGAGCAGCAGGACAATCTTCCTGCGGAACCAATCAAAGGACTGTCTAAACTAGGGCAGTCGCTAAACGTGCGCAGCGGTGTGCGTAGAATACAAACAAACACCAACGGTACCTTTCGTAGGATCGTAGGTGGTGAGCAAACAGGCAAACCCGTTCGCGGCGAGTTCGAGGCTATCATTGTTGCTATGCTACCAAACGTGAGCCGTACCTATTATGCTTCGGCTTATGACCCTACGGCAGCGCCTACACTACCTGACTGCTGGTCTAATGACGGTAAATCTCCAGAGCATTCGGCTAATAATCAACAGTCGCCAAGCTGTGCTACCTGCCCACAAAACGTAACGGGTTCTGGTAACGGCGGTAAAGGTCGCGCCTGTCGCTACCAACGTCGTATTGCTGTGTTATTAGCAGGCGATCCATCGGGTGATGTGTATCAGTTTAACGTCCCAGCTAAGTCTCTATTCGGTAAGGGCGACGGTAATGTACATCCGTTTGAGAGCTACGTGCGGTTCCTTGTTGGTAACGACTTCTCTCCAGACCGTGTAGTGACACGCATTGCGTACGATCTGGATTCCGACACTATGGCGTTAAACTTCTCTCCCGCCCGCCCAATCACGGCAGACGAGTTGGCTCTAGTCGAACGCGCGCAAGGTGACCCCGCGACACAAAAACTTGTAGAGCTTACTGTTGCCCAAGCCGATGGCGCGCCGTCTACACCTGCACCTGCACCAGAACCAAAGAAAGCGGCAGCCAATCCTTGGGGTGACGATGAAGCAGAAGATGCTGAGTTCGAAGAAGTAGATGAGGAGCCAAAGAAGCGCCCATCGAAAGCCAAGAAACCAAAAGCTTCGGCTGCGTCAGCTAAAGACGAACCTGCGTTAGAAGATGCGCTTTCGGCGTGGGTTGATGAGGAGTAAGTATCATGAGCTACGGTTATACACTGCGGCTCCGTGATGCTAATCTTGAGGCGGATCAAAACCTTCTGGGTGTCCGCCTTGGGAAACTCTGTATTGCAAACGGCATTTCGGTGATTGCTGTATCAAAAGAGTTTGGCGTAACGCGAGCCACAATATACAACTGGTTCAGCGGAAAGACTGAACCGTACAAGTTACTAAAAGAAGACGTGGAGCGGTATATAGCAGATCGTTCTGAATTGATAACCACCTGATAGCGTGCGAGGGGAGCTATGACAGAATTCGACTTGCTGTCGGCTGTGCAGCCGCCGGATGGCTGGTACGCAATCGTTGGCATAAATGGTAAGACAGGCGTTAAGCAAGAATTCGCAGATACACGCGAAGACGCTGACGCAATCATCCAAAAGTTCGTAGATCAAAAACGTGACGTATACTTCGGAGTTGCAAAGTACAAAGAAAGTGGAAAGCGCAACAAAGCAAACGTCCAAGCACTACGCGCTCTATGGGTCGATCTAGATTGTGGGGAGGGCAAACCATACCCCAACCAAACTGAGGCGCTGAAGGCCCTGCGTAAGTTTTGCGCGGAATCCGGTCTTCAACGTCCCGTACTAGTAAATTCTGGTCGGGGCATCCACGCATACTGGGCGCTGGATAAAGAAGTAGAACGTGGGGAATGGGAAGGGTTAGCCAAAGCGCTTCGGGATGTTTGTGATGCGCACGACCTTCAAGCTGACCCCGCTTGTTTCGAGGCAGCGCGTATCTTGCGTGTACCCGGTACTTACAACTACAAAGTAAATCCGCCACTACCCGTAAACGTGCTGGCCCAAGCCGGTCCTGTATCTCTGGAAGATATGCGCGCCTGTCTCGGTGTGAACGCTCCGATGCCTGCGGCCTTTGCCGGTTTAGAAAACCAATCGCTAACGCCAATGGCTAAGGCGGTCATAGATAACAACTTTGACTACACGTTCTCACGTATCCTCAAACGCAAAGACAACTGCCGTCAGCTAGTGTGGCTGTACAAAAACCGCGCAGATCTGACGTACGACCAATGGTTTACAGGACTTACAGTTGCTAACCGCTGCGTGGATCGTGAAGAGGCAATACATAAGATGTCGGAGGGTTATCCTGATTACGACCCCGCAGAGACAGAACGGATTGCTAAGAGTAGTGAAGCGCCAGCACGATGCTCGACGCTAGAGAGTGTAAATCCGGGCGGCTGTAAGGGGTGCCCACACTTCAATAAAATTAAGTCCCCGATTGTATTGGGGCGTACGATACTTGAATCCGACGAGGCGGTGGTAGAAGAAACTACAAAAGAAGGTGCTCCTCAACAATACGCCATACCCAGCATCCCGTTCCCATACAAGCGCGGTGCACGAGGTGGTATCTATAGGCAGGGAGATGTTGACGCAGGCGAAGATGATATGAAAATCATCGATGAAGACTTGTTTGTAACAAAGCGCGTGCGCGACCGCAAGGTAGGTGAAGAAGTAGAAATGCGACTGCACACACCTCGAGAGGGCGTGAAGCACTTCTTAGTCCCCTATTCGGCAGTTGGAGATGTCCAACAGTTACGGAAAACCTTGGCGTTCGAAGGCATACTAATACCGCCTAAAGCGTTTCCTTTTATTGCAGATTATATAATGCGTTCAGCACAAGCCCTTCGGCATACACAGGATATAGAAATGGTACGTGAACAGTTTGGGTGGTCAGAAGACTACAAGACCTTTGTTGTCGGAGATCGCGAGCTAGTGGCTGGAGGTGAGCGCTTTGCGCCTGTGTCAAAACAGCTTGAACGATATACGGAGCATATACGCGAGAAAGGCGACTTCCGCTTGTGGCGAGAAGTTATAGACATGCTGAACACCGAAGGGATGGAAGGGCACGCTTTTGCTGTGCTGTCGGCGCTAGGCTCTACGTTGATGCACATGACAGGGCAAGCCGGAGCGATTGTAAACCTAGTAAACTCCCGATCAGCGCAAGGTAAAACAACGGCCTTGAAATTGGCAGCAAGCTTTTGGGGTAACCCGGTGCCCGGAAAAAACCGTATCGTTGCTGGTCCCGCCGACACCTACCACTCACGCATACACAAAGCTGGGTTTCTGAACAGCCTCTGTCCTTGCTACGACGAGTGTACGAATATGAAGCCGAGCGAAGTATCCGAGTTCGCGTATCTCATTCCGTTTGGGTCAGGCCGTGATCGCATGAAGGGGGCAGAAAACGAGCTACGGGACAATGACACCACATGGCAGACAATAGCCTTGTGTTCGGCAAACCGTTCTTTCTACGATCTATTAGATATCCACCGTCCCGGAGCAACCAACGAAGGTGAGAAGATGCGGGTCTACGAGTATAATGTTCCAAGCACAAAGCATTTCCCACGGCGTATAGCCAAGCAGATGTTTGACCATCAGCTACATGAGAACTACGGCTTCGCTGGGCCTCGTTTTATCCGGTATGTTATAGACAACTACGCAGCGGTTAAGAAAACGCTACTCAAGACACGGGAGGAGATTGACGATAATTTAGGTATACTACCTCGTGAGCGTGTGTGGTCGTCTCTTTTAGCTTGCAACTTCACGGCTGGAGAGATTGCTAAGACGCTAGGCCTTATAAGCTGGGACTTACCACGGATTATTCGGTGGGCGGGTAAACACACCCTAGGGCTTCGTGCAGAGCTATCGCCTCCGAGTGATGGCGATATGGATATCCTGACAGACTTTATAAATAGGAATGCGGATTGTATCTTAGCGGTAGAAAGCGGTGTGGATGGTCGGGCTGGCTTCACAGCCGTGCCACGTATGGAGCCTCGCGGCGAGCTAAAGATCCGTATCGAACCAGATACAAAACTCATATACATTTCTGTTAAAGCGTTGCGGCGTGACTTCGGCCCTCTGGGTATCAGCTACAAAGAGTTTAAGGATGATCTAGTTAAGCGGGGCGTTTGCCAACCAAAACCAAAGACGGTGCGTTTATCTACGGGTATGAAAGCGGATTTGGGTTCTGTGTACTCGCTGGTGTTCGACGCATCGCACCCTGATTTTAATATTGACGTGGACTCATTTGAAGATGAAACCCCTACCGTTAACGATAGCGGGAGTTGACTACGAGGTTCAGTGGGGGAAGTTTCGTAAAGGCACATCCTTATTCTTCCCCTGCTTAGACCGAAAGGCCGCTGTCAAAGAATTGAAGCGTTTAGCTGGTAAGCAGAAAATACAAGTAATCATTAGAGAAGTAATTGAAGAAGGTATCCGTGGTGTACGGATGTGGCGCGTTTAGCGCGGTGCGCCGTGGCGTTCAATTGCGCTTAAATACGCGCGGTTAAAACCTTTAGTTATGTCTTCAACTTCGTCTCCGTAGCGCCGAAGATAGTCGGCTCGAACTTCTGGGCTTTCTGCCCGTTCTAGCTGTGCCTCCAGTATCCGCCCCTGCCGGGCTAACTGCTGTTTTGTAAGTCGGTATGCGTCGATTAGTCGAGAATCAGCATACAGCGGGTATTCCTTTTTGAACTCGTCCCACGACAAGGTAATTCCCTCTGGGTCGTCTTGCTTCGCGGAATCAAAGCGCCTTTCAAACGCATTAAGTGCAGCTTCCAAGCTAGGCTCCATTTGGAAAAACCTACCAAGACCTCCTTGCGTGCGCTGATAAAACTTAGAGCGTTCTACGTAATCAGAACCACTCCCAAAAAACTTTCGTAATACGGGAATGCGTTGAAGCGTACTTTTATCCGGGTCTGTGGTGTTCTGCGAGATTTCTTGATACATGTTCACCGCATCGGCAATTATATCGTAGGGGCCACCGCCGAAGAAATCGACTAGATAGCGGTAGTATTCCGGCTGTTTGCTTAACCACCCTGTAGTAATATCACTACCTCCCGTCATCGCATTAACCTGACGTGCAAACCAAACCCATCCGGGGTGCGTGTTATCTCGGCCTGCTTCGCTAGGTGGTATGGCGTCTTTATAGGCTTCGTTAACAATGGGGCTGCCGAAGAAGTTCTGATTTGTAATTTCCAAGTCGTAGATAGGTTTGAAAAGACCGGGCACGAATTCATCACCACTACGGATAGGAGAGTACGCTGCGGGGATACCTTTTATCGAGGTGGCTAAACCGTCTAACAACTCAATAGCGATACGTTCAGGGGAAGGTTCGTCACCACTAAAGGCGTCAAAGAAAGCTTCCGTCATCGTGCCCCCAACATACTGGAAGAAGCTTGCCAAGAACCCCATAGGAATGGCTACATAACCATCGGGATCGGTGGGGTCGTACCACAAGACTAATCGTGTAGCTTTCGTAAACTCAGGGATGGATTTGAAGCGGCTCTCTCCCGCCTGATCATCTGGCGCAAGGGCCATAGACAACATCGTAGCCAGTGTACCAAACAGTATCGCTCGTTTCATTACAGCCTTACGACCGGAGGGGGACTGCAATAAGCGCGCCGATTTACGCGCGGAGTTTAGGGTGGGGCTGGCAAAGAAGAAAAATGCATCCATCTTTGGCGCTAGACTACCGCGCTTCGTAAGGTCTAGCGAAGAATCCAACGCTAAGTCCGCCGCGCCGTCTACACCTATTCCGCTTTCT